GATAAAGGTGTCGAGCTTGTACTTAAAGTTTTACGTAATAGATCACAAAATTATAACGAAAATTGTTACATTGTAACACATTGTGGTACAGCTATTACAGCAAAAGTAGATAATACTCTTTTCCTGGAAAAACGTAACGGGTTTACCTATATATTATAATACTATGTCTAACTTTATTGCCAACCAATCAGGTCTTCCGCACATTATGGGAGCACCTATGGGTCTTCCGCCACACATACCTAGCACTTGGCAGGTACTACCTACAAGAGGTAACGTAGAGTTGCCACCACCAGAGATACCTGGTCAGGGTTTAAATCGTGCTGTAAATTATCTTGCTGATTATGGAGGATGTAGTTTCTATCGTTGTATGGCACCTAACTTAATGTTGAATCTATACAATAAGGCGGTTATTGTTGAATTAACAACTATGGTTCTTGACCCAAGATTTTACCAGGGTGTTAAAGCTGTTAAAATACAGCGTCAAGCTACACCTATACAAAGAGACTTTGTTAGACTGCTTAAAGAGATTGGTAAGCAGGTCGGTTTTAAACTTATTTACGAGATTGATGATATTGTTTTTAGAGAAGATATACCTGACTACAACCGTAATAAGGATGCCTTTACAAGTGACGAAATACGTGGATCTATTCTTGATATTATGAATATGTGCGACGAGGTTACTGTTACTTGTGACTTCATGAGAGATTACTTTATTGAGAAGACGGGTAATAAAAATACTACGGTTATACCGAACTATCTCCTTAAGTGGTGGTTTGATCGTCATTACAATCTTCAAAATCTTATTAAAGGTTACGACAAGAATAAAAAACGTCCTGTCATTTCTATTTTTGCATCAGGTACACATGTCGATGTAACTAATAGAACAAATCAAAACGATGATTTTACGGCCATTGTTCAAGCTGTAATTAAAACAAGAAAGCAATTTAAGTGGCAGTTTTACGGTTGCTATCCTCTACCACTTAAACCGTTTATTGATTCCGGAGAAATTGTTTACAAGGAATGGGCACAGCTTCCTGACTTTCCTGGAACAATGGCTGCATCTGGTACCCAGCTTGCATTTGCCGCTCTACAAGATAATAACTTTAATAGAGCAAAGAGTAACATTAAGCTTATTGAAGCTGGTGCTATGGGCATTCCTTGTATTTGTCCTGACATGGTTACGTATAAAGATGCTATGCTCAAGTATAAGACTGGAGATGAGTTTATTGATCAAATTAAGTACGCACTTAAGGATCAAGATAAGTATACTAAACTTTGTAAGCGTTCCCGAGAGCATGCAGAAAGGTTTTGGCTTGAAGATGAAAGAAACCTCGGTAAACATCATGAGGCTTATTTTACAGACTTTGGATCTTCTGAAAGAAAGTATCTTCTTGAAACAAATCCAAATAAGTCTTGACTACTTAGCGATTAGGGTATACTATTGTAGTAGTGTATAGAAACGCAACATATAACCCTAAAGAAGGTACGGTATATCTCCGTACATGGACGGAAGACGGTGATCGTATAGATACAGATGTACCTTTCACGCCGTTTCTTTATACGGAGAAGGATAATGCCAGCGAAGGTACGTCTATCTTTAAAACTTCATTAAAGAAGCATTATTTCAAAAATTCATTTGAACGTAATAAGTTTGTAAACGAAACTAAAAATAGTCGACTATTTGGTAACTTACCGGTTGATCAACAATTCTTAATTGAAACGTTTAAAGATGACGTACATAAAGAGGAGTTTAGTAAATACCCGCTTAAGGTTTATTTTATTGATATTGAGACTTACTCTCCTAATGAGTTTCCTATTCCCTCTAGAGCTAAAGACCCTGTAACCCTTATTACTATTCTTGATACAATTACTAATAAGATTCATACCTGGGGACTAAAGAAGGATTATAAACCGAAGCTTGATAATGTAACGTATCATAAGTGTAATTCCGAAGAGGAATTGTTTGAGCAGTTTGTTAATTTTTGGCGTAAGGACCCGCCGGATATTTTGACTGGGTGGAACACAGAGATGTTTGATATTCCATATATTATTAATCGTGCTAAGAACTTACTCGGTGAAGAATTTATCCGTCAGTTATCACCTGTAGGTCAAGTTAACTATAGAGAAAACTTTCAAAAGTTTGGTAAAGATATAGGTCGTTGGTATATTTCCGGTGTAAGTTGTTTAGACTATATGGAAATTTATAAGACTTATTCTAAAGGGGATAGAGAGTCTTTTTCTTTAAATTATATTGCCGAGTATGAGCTTAACGAAGGTAAGCTAGCTATTAACGCTACTAATCTTTCATCACTTGCTGATACTGACTGGGATAATTTTGTTGATTATAATATTCAAGATGTCGATCTACTTCGCAAACTTGAGGATAAATTAAATTATCTTAAGATTATTCGTTTGCTTGCGTACAAAGGATGTACTAACTTTGAAAGAGCATTAGGTAAAGTTTCAATTGTAACCGGTGCAATGTCACTACAAGCTCAGAAACAAGGCTACGTTATTCCTACGTTTAAAAACGAGACGATAAGAGAAGCACTTGAAGGCGGCTACGTGCGAGAGCCTGAACGTGGACTCAAAGAAGCTATTGTAAGTTTCGATGTTAATTCTCTATACCCTAACGTTATTATTACACTTAATATTTCACCAGAAACTAAGCTCGGTAAGATTGTAACCGGAGATGTTGAGACTGATAACGAAGTTGGTATTAAACTTGTTAACGGTGGTTCATTTACTATTACTGTAGATAAACTAAAGAAGTTTCTTAAGGACGAAAATGTAGCCCTATCAAAAGCTGGTGTATTATACTCTCAGAAGTTTAAGGGAGTTTGCCCTAACTTAATTAACAGTATTTACGACGAACGTGTATATGCTCGTAAGAAGATGATTGAGCTTAAGAAGACTAAAAATAAAGATAAAGAAACTTTAGACTCTATTCAATATTATGATACATTACAATATACCTTAAAGATTCTTCTTAATTCTATTTACGGTACATTTGCAAATAAGCACTCTGCCTTTATGGATATTGATAATGCTTCTTCAATTACACTAACTGGTCAGGCTGTTGCCAAGGCAGGTGGTGTTATTATTAATAATTTTGCTAAAGATACATTCGGTGTTAATGATTCTTTAATTCTTAGTGGTGATACAGATTCACTTTATATAACTATTCAACCCATTCTTGATAAGCTCGGTAAGGTACTAGCTATTGATAAGGTTATTACATCCGAAACCCATACTATTGTTGATGCTATTGATAAGCATCTCGGTACTAAGATTCTCGATTGGGCTAGAAGCGAATTAAATTCTGCTGATCCACGCTTTGTTTTCAAACGAGAAGCTATTGCCGATGTCGGTTCCTTCTTAATGAAGAAACGTTATATTCTTCGTATTCTTGACGAAGAAGGTGTACCGATGGATAAGTTCAAATACGTCGGTGTTGAGCTAGCACGCTCAACTACACCAAAACAAGTAAAAGCTATTATTCAAAAAACTATTGAAACAGCCTTTCTCACTAAAGATGTTAAGAAAACTAATGAGGTCTTTAGAGAAGCATATGACCTATTTAAAAATTTAAGTGTATCTGAAGCTTCATTTAGAAAGTCGGTAAAAGAACCGGACAAGTATACAGCTGGAGCGTCTCTTAATAAGTTTAATAAAGGAACGCCCGGTCACGTAAAAGCTACTCTTGCTTATAACTTTCTTTTAGAGAAGTTTAATCTAACTAAAAAGTATGAGCTCATTAAGGCAGGTCAGAAAGTAAAGTATTTTTATACATCAAAAAATCCGTACGGTCTAGACGCTATTGCCTTTACTACAGAATTTCCTACTGAGATTCCTAATATTAAAATTGACTACGACAAAATGTTCGGTAAGATTGTAGCACCTCCTATTGAAAGTGTGTACGAAGCTATTGGCTGGCATTTGCCAATAATTGGCAAAGAGGTTCAAACTGATTTATTTGAATTATTCTCTTGAATAACTTCTTTTGTAAAAAGCATAACAATGTCCGCACCTTTGTATTTTAAATCTCTAAACTGTTTAACTTTAAAATGCTCTAAAGCTTTACGTATACATTCATCTTTTGTATAACTTATTGTACACCATATATACATTGGACCTATTTTTACAACATGTACTTTTCTTTTATGTATTATATACTTGATTTCTTTTTGAGTTGACATTATTATTGTACCAATATTTATGCTTATCAGTCACGAAACACCTATTAGTCTTCTAGAAACATCTAGAGGTTACAATGATTACGATTATTGCTTAGTACATTTACTACCTGAGCATGAAGAGTATAGAAAATTTTATATGGAATCTGTAGACATGGGCCGTCATGTGCTTCTTGATAATAGTATTTTTGAACTTGGTGAGGCGTATGATTCAAAGGAATTTGCTTATTGGGTTAAAAAGCTTCGACCGACAGAGTATATTGTTCCCGACGTTTTAGAAAACTCTGCAGAAACAATTGAGAGTTTTAAGAAATTTAATAAAAATTATGAATTACCTGGTAAAAAGATTGGTGTTGTTCAGGGTAAAACATATAAAGAAATTGTTGATTGTTATAACTATATAGCGTCTCGCGTGGATAAGGTTGCACTATCTTTTGATTATTCATTTTATCTTAACGAATGGAATACACGGGATGATTATATGAAGGAGCTTGATCCGCTACCTATTTGGGCTCAGGGTTTAGAATTAAACAAATGGGTACGTTATACACTCGGTCGGGCAGCGCTAATGTTTAGACTTCATTATGATGATATTTTACTTCCTAAACCACATCACCTCTTAGGATGCGCTACACCTTGGGAGTTTATACTTTATAAAAACGCACCGTTTAAAAGATATATTGAAACAATCGATACATCTAACCCTATTGTAGCAGCTATTCTTCATAAAAAGTATAACCCAGTTTACGGTTTGCATGAGAAGTGGTCTGTAAAACTTGTTGACTATATTGGCGCTAATGTAACACAAGAACAACTCGAACTTGCTTTTTATAATACATCTCTATTTAGAAGATTTTGTCAATGAGACCTTGGGTAGCTCTTTTTAGTCAAACAGGTTCTGAGATTTATAATATTTCAAAGAAGCTTCATCGCTGTCCTAATTTGATTATTACCAATAAGCAAAGTCTAGAAGGAGTAAATCAAAATCTTGTACATGAGTACGGCGCTAAGATATTTCAAATTAGTAAATCACCTTCTATTGAAGAATATAAGCATCATATACCAAAAAACGCTTTCATTACCCTTCACGGATGGTTAAGAATAGTTCCAGCTGAAATTTGTGAACAATATGAAATATATAATTTACATCCCGCTAATTTACTTCTTCACTCTCATCTCAAAGGTAAAGATCCTCAAAAGCGAGCAGCTGCTGAACAATTAAAATGGAGTGGTAATACAATTCATCGTTGTACTTCAGAGCTTGATGGAGGTGAAATTAAAGAATATAGTACTGTTTTAATTGAGGATTTAAATGAATCTGAAGTTTATGAAAAATTACATAAAGATGCTACGAATTTGTGGTTTACTTTTTTGAATAAGCATTTAATATATAGTACATGAAGATAGCTATTTCAGGAGCTCATAGTCAAGGTAAGACTACTCTTGTGAATTATTTACAAGATACAGGTATGTTGACTGAGTTTGATTTTATGACTTCTTTAACAAGAGGTATGCAAGAAGCGGGGTATAACATTAATGAAGATGGAGACGAAGTAACACAGCTTGCGATTATGGCTAAGCATTTTCAAAGACTTAGCTGTAAAAATGAAGTTATTTATGATCGATGTGCTTTAGATGGTTATGCATACTCAATGTCTTTAGTAAAAGATCTTAGAATTCTAGATATTATTAGAGATATGTTTCTAGTAATGATCGACAGATATGATATTATTTTTTATGTTGAGCCGGAGTTAGATCTAGTAGAAGACGGTCAGCGAACAATAAATAAAGATTTTTTTGATAGTGTAGTGCAATCTTTTGATTGTATTATTAAATCATATGCAATACCTGTTATAAAGCTTAGTGGTTCTGTTGAAGAACGTGCTAGACAATTCTTTGTAGCTTTACAGAATAAAGAGGTAGAAAAACACAACAACGAATTTTACGAATTATGAGTACAACTAACATGAATGACATTGCATCGAAGTCTTTAGGATCTTCGGCTTCGTATGCAGTATACACCGATACGTTTGATCCATCATTGCTTAACCCAATGCCTCGCTCTCTTGCACGAGACGA